GGGAAAACGACTCGTCAAGAAGAGGTAGTCGAGCTTACTCAAAAAGAACGCGAGCTCAAAATTGCAGCTCGATGTTTTTGCAAGCTGCCTGTCGAGGTGCGACTGTTCTTCACACTCACAGAGTACAACTTGGGCGAGCACTTCATGAAAGACTATTGTCCTCAGCAAACGATGACTATGAGTGATGCGCAAGTCAAAAGCCGTCTTTACAACATGGTAAAAACCAAGCGTAGCGTCAACAAAGTCTTGCTCGAAGTAGACTTTTCCCGTTGGAACCTCCGGTGGAGGAACGATACTGTCGCTCCGGTCGCGGAAATATTAGAGGATATCTTTGGTCTTCCGGGTGTGTTCTCTCAAGCACATCCGTATTTTGCTCGGTCAACCATTGTTCTAACAGACAAACATACACTTCCGACCGGCGCCAGTCCTGATGTTCCCATTCACAAATGGCCCGAGAGTGATCTATTATGGCGGAACCACTTAGGTGGATTCGAGGGCATACAGCAAAAGCTGTGGACACTGTGCACTATCGCTATGATGTACAGTTGTTTATACGATCACAATGTTTCTTTCTTGATGGCCGGACAGGGGGACAACCAAATTTTCGCCCTAACGTTCGTCAGTGATTCGATGGAGTCGACTCGAGATCAGCTTCGAAAGATGCTAGCTGCAATGGAGATCCGTTGTTTTTACTTGAATCACGAGGTAAAACCTGAAGAATGTATAGACTCCGGATCGGTCCTGACATACAGCAAGGAGATATACGTCAACGGAGTTCATAGACCTTATAGCCTCAAATTTCTCGCCATAACGCTCAGCACTGCAGACAATGACGTTCCGTCTTTGAGCCGCGAACTCAGTGGACTTTCTGCCTCGTCGGTTATGTGCGCTGATTCGTTACCGAAGCCATTTCAAGCCTATTTTTGGCAGTGTTTCCAAGTACTAAGACACATCACCTATCGGCTTCGAAGTGATCTCTACAAGCTCGAATCGGAAGGATTACGGCGGCTTTTCCGTTCAAGCGACGAGATTTTGGAATTCGCCTTAACTCTTCCCGGTAGTTTAGGCGGACTACCTCTTCAGTCGTGGGCACGATTTTTCATAAAGGGCGAAGTAGACGAACTCGGATGGGATGTTGGGGCAACTATACGACTTGCGAAAGGCAACCGTGCCCTTGCAGCAGATTTCCAACTATTATTGAACGGACATTACAAGCCTCGCAAAGTATCTTTGCGAAATCTAATTCTAGACCCTCATTCTATACCTATAGAAAGGCCAAAAGACAACATCCGACTTATTAAGGAGTACGTTTCGAAGAGTCTTCCTTCCATTACGAAAAACGAATGGATAGGAGAAGTAATAAACTCTCAAACCGAGCAAACTGGGGAGGAACTTATCGCGCAACTCATTGAAACCCGGCCTCTCCATCCAAAAATTTTGCATGATTTATACTCTTATTCACTTGCAGGAGTCCGCGATTCGATGTTAAGTCGATTCAATATGACTCGAACGATAGTAGCAGTGACAGGTACTCAGTCTTTTTTGAACGAGATACTCTCCAGCAACATTGCTCTTTGTAGGTTCGTAAAAACTAGATATGACACAGCGCTTAAACAGCGTGATTGGCCCAAATTCGAATTGTCTTCGTTTCCTTATTGTCAACGCCTCCGGGGCCAATGGGGCGAGTTTGTGCGTCATCAAGACATCGGCACTTACACTCCACTAGATTTCGACCTTGTTCTTCGACCAACTACTCGTCCGGCTATAATCGCAAGCAGCCGTACCGACAGGTCAACTTTAGCTTCCGAAGTAGGTCCTTACCCCCCGAATTTTGGAACGGCTACTCGAACGAAGGTATCGGATCACGGTTACAAAATCGTAACGTCCTCTAGTACGATCGGAGACTTGCGAGCGCTGCTGATAACATACAGCGAATTGGGAGCTACAGCAGCAGCTAGAAACATAATCGGACCAATAGTGGAATCTAGATGCCCTTGGACTCTTGAAGAGCTTGAATCGATTCTACCTTCCATTTATGGTGGAACTGCTGCACATAGACACGATACACTGCAGCAAAGTGCTTTTTCAG